GATAGGGCAACAGCATGGACAAAAGAAAACGGCGGGGACCAACAGGAGAAGTCCCCGCCGTTTCGTCTTACGCGCTACGAGAACGCAACGCCGGACTGCGCAACAAGCTGCCAGCGGGTCGTTGACACGCCCACCAAGACAGCAAAGTCACCTTCTGCATTGAACGTCATCGTCCGATCTCCCTGAGTATTCAGGGTAACGGTCGTGGCATTGGTAACAACAGACTTGCCCGCCGTAGCTGAGCCGGTCTGCATAATGCCAAGAACCGCTCCGGTGTACGGAGCCGCACTCAGGACATAGGCAGAGCCCGTGCCAGAGTTCAACTCAGTATAACCGGGCACCGTGATCGAGCCAGAGGCCGTAGCCGCAGGATCGTTCAAGAAGAAAGGTGCCTTATCAATCAGGAATTGCTGAGTCATAACTTACCTCCTTCCTTACGATGCAGAGATCGGAACAGTGCCGGTATCGTCGACATTGGCTTCAACTACGCCGTTGTCTTCGATAAGGCAAGCACCGCCGCTCATCCAATGGTTAATGAAATGGCTAGCACGATCACCATGCCAAGTAATGTCCGCCATGACACTATTCGTTTGCTCAGCCGCATTCATCGGATGAGCACCCGAAGCATAGCCTACGCTATACTTGTGCCACATGAACATTTTGGAAGTAGCCGTGCCAGAGCCGGTGGCTCCAGTATGGACACACCACTTGGTGTTGTTCCAGTCCTTCCACTTCATAATGGAAGCACCTTCCATCCAGGGCTTACCGTCTGCCGCGACGAAGTCCGCATTTGCGAACGATTCGAGCTTCAGAAGACAAGACCACATAAACGGAGAAACGGCGGAATAACGCTGGCCGTCGTTCGGAACGTCGTTGTTGTCCAAGGCACGGCACCACTCAAGAACGCTGTTTTCAACAGTGCCCTTCGACGTGAGCGTGATCGTAACCGTGCTTTGCGTGGTGGCGTCCATAGCCGTGAAGAGTTGGTCATCGACCTTCCGACCCAACGCCCAAGCACCAGACTGAGCAAGCGCCATGCGCTCGTCAATGTTGATCTTGGCCTCGTCAAGTCGATCGACCCAATCACCCGCATAGAAGTCTTCCAACGTACAGGTTACGTTGGTATGCTCGACGTTCATCGGAGTAATCACCCCGTGTCTTGCTTTGGTCGTTGCGGATCCAGTGCCGATCTTCTGGAAGGTGGTAGACGAACCAACTACGTTTGACTTTGCACGTACTGCCGCACGGAGAATACCACCTTGCCGTTGAAATAGGTGGTGAACTTCCGTCTCGTATTTACGTACAAAGGCAGTAGTAATGGTAGTCGACATTGCTACACCTTTCTAGGTTTCGGTTTCAGAAGGACCGTAGTGATTGCGGTTAGCCTTGCGGGGCGCGTTCACTTCGGGGCGGCAACAAGGGGCGCGGGTGCGGTGGGCCTTGAAACACAAGTCTATTAAGCCCCAAACCTAGAAAAACACGAAAGATTTTTTTCTTATCTATCGCCGATCGGCTTGTTACCAGCGATCTTCTTAAAGAGATCATCAAGCTCCGCGGCGTGATGGGCATAACCCGACGTCCCCGGAGGATTATCGCGCATGATCTCGTCGACGCGAGCCTGAGCCGTCTTCTGCTCTTGGGGATTGGACGTCCCCAGCATGATCTCGCCTTCGGCCGTCATCGCTCCGATCTTGGACATGAACTCGACGATTTGGGGATGGTCCCCAAGTCGGCCGAAGCCCTCGATCTTCGTCTCGTCAAGGAACTCAATGAAATCATCCCCGCCGAACGTCTGAGCCGCAAGGCCAGCATTGTTGATATTTTTCTCATAGTCGGGGCCCCACCGCGTATATAGCTCTTGCTGAGACTCTTCCGCGGCGTTGTCAATTTCCTTTTGGAAGTGTTCCTTGATCTCTTGGGTGCGCGTGACCCAATCCTGCACCAAGGCATCGAAGGCCGGGGCGGGGATCCCGAAGTCATGCGCCCACTCCTTCATGTCCTCGATCGTATCAAGATCGCTCTCAGTGTATTCGTAATCATCCTCTCGGTCCGAGAGATAATAGCGGTCCGGGGTGTCGGGGACGCCTACGGCCTTGTTCCAAGCCGCACGATCCTCTTCGGTTGCGTCCTGGCCGGGAACCTTCACCCGATTGCGGAGTTCCCCGCCCATGCGATTATACGCAACGAGAAGATCGTCAACGCTGTTATACTTCTCTGCCGTGGGGCGCAGCTTGTCGTCCGAGACGAAATCTCTCCAGCTTACGTCCGGCTGACCAATATCTGCCGGATCATCCGGAATATCTGGAGGGGGTGCGCCGCCATCATCGTCAACGGCGGGCTCGCCGCCAGTGCCACCTTCCGGCGCGAACACCGGGAGCGGGAAGAACGTTCCATCAATCCACATTAGGCTTTTCCTCGTGTTCTGGCACACGGCGTCCCGTCAGGAAGCACCGCATTAGCTGGCCCAATACAAAACGCTGGCCTTCTTTGAAAGCGAGCCGACCCGGCTTATCAGCGTCAAGGGGCGTGGGATGCGGGTTACAGAAATCCGCCACTTGCGCTAAAACGCGCTGGCCTTGCTCTGTTCCAAAAACTCCTATGAAGTCCCTGGCTCTATCATCCTCGGTATATTGCGTTCCGACTCTAAGTCTTGGTAGGCGTTCGAATAGTTCCCGTATCTGATCGACGTTGTCTTCTTTAGATCGTTTCTGGAGGAACATTCGCGGAGATCTCCTGAGCCTGAGCAACAGCCTTCAAGCTATCAGCCACCGGCTGAGCATTGTCAATCTCTGCTTGGGCTTCCTCTTGCTCGGCGCGACCCTGGCGGATCTCTGCAATCTCATCTTCACTACGAAGCCAATCCGTCGGAATACCCGACCACTCAGGCGAATCCATCATAATCTGGTCGCCATCAATCCAATCCAGCATCCCCGGCTGCGTTAGCTGTAAGGGAGCCGTTACCTCAATTGTACGGTTAAGCCCAGCAATATCAATAGCTTTGCGAGCCTGTTGCAATGGAGATTGATATTTGAACGTAATCGGTACGTTTAACAACGCTTGCGGCCGCGGCGGGAACGCGTTGTGGCGTTCCATGATCGCAAATACCCTGTTTACAATCATTCCAACATAGTCAGCCTCCAGTCGACCGAAGATCGGGCCAAGCTCGCGAATGAACTCTTCCTTGCGCTCAAGAACCTCGGTCGCCGTTTGCTGCACACCGGAAGCGCCAATGCTTAGCACGTTGTTATAGAAAGCCGCTTCAACCTGGAAACGATAATCCGCTTGCATTTCCCTACCAACAGGCAGGGTGTTCGATGTGGGCAAGGGGAAAACAGGCGTCGACAGATTGCCGTCCGCGAGGGCCTGAACGTCAAATACACTCAGGCCCCCGGGGAACGTCCGAACGGGCGACAAGAAAGCGTCAGAGGGAACCATAAGCGGGGGGTCGGCCGCTCTCTCGCCACCAATCAGAAGTGTTCTGGAGATAGCTTGGAGCGTCAAAGCATCCGGGAGGGCAATCATGCCCGGGGATCTCGGATAGTTCTGACCGGCCTCTGTATCCCACCTGGGAACCGCGGCCGGAAATTCATGGAAGCCGCCCCGACTGATAATATGCTCGTTCTCCATATCCATAACGACGGTCGCGAACGGCATACTACGGAAGCCTAGCTTCTGCCCGAGACGATCGTAGTTAGGAAGGACTAGCTGTCCAAACTGGAACTCCTGCCGAACCTTGGCCGGTTCCACAGAATAGAGGCATTCTTTTACTTTGGTGTGGAGGGCGGATTCTCCGAACTTGGCAGCGGCTTGCCGGGCAGTCAGACACTCTTCGAAGGCGAGGCAGTCGATCTGTCCGTCCCCGTTTTCCTCAAAGCTGACCTTGGCATTGTGGAAGGACTTGAATTGGAGCCCGTTCCTGGGGGCGTTCTCAGCGATCCAGAGAACTCCCCACCCGTGAACAACGAGATTCGAGTCGACCTCGGCGGAACGCTGGATAAACCTTGCTTCCGTTCTGTATATAGCCCGCCACATGCGATCCTGGACGTATTCAAGCCAGTTTTTGACGTCCCAATTCCGAAGTAAGTCCTCGTCGTCAATTGTCGGTTCAAACCAATTGGCGGTTTTTGGCTTAATGAGGCCGTCGATGGAAGCGGCGAGTTTGCGGGCCGCTCGGCGTGGCGTCGAATCATAGACTTTTTCATTATCACGCTCCCCCTGGACCGGACGCACGGTGAAGTGCGCCTTCCCAGGCGTAAAAACCTCGGCAAGCTCCTGCCAGATATTCAGCCATGGATCCCGGGCTCGCATCATCCCGGTCCACCGCATCTTCAGATCTGACTCTAATTTCATTAAGCCACTCCAAGGCTTCCAAGCCCCCCGAGCGGGGCAATCGGAGATCGGTTGCGCCTACGCCGTGCAGCCGTTCCCTGTTCACCCCCCAATGTACCAGCAGCTTGTTGCCCTAAAGCACTCTGAGCCTGAGCAGCACGGGGTTTGGACGTATTGTCCCGCGGGCGCTTGGCCTTCGCCCGCTTTTTCATTTCACGCTCATAGGCCTTCCGCGCGG